TTGCCCGCCTTAAATGCCTGTAGAATCGACGATCTCTCCGCCGATGGCGTAGTACCATCAACAGTTGCGATCGTCGCTTTAAGGTCCATTGATCTAAGAGTTTCTGCCACACATTTCATATGCGCTAGCGTGATGGCAAACAGCAAAACATGATTGCGATCTTGAGTTTTGGATAAGATCTCAAGGCACGCCAGCATTACCAGATTGTTTTCCATCATGCGTTCGGCCAGTTCCGCTTCCGCAAAATCTCCACGTATGGTTTTAATGCCGCGTAGATCTGGAGTGTTCACCGAATGCTTGCTAATCGGCTTACATAAATACTTCTGATAAATTAGATCAGATACGCCAATCTCATAACTGACCTTGTTTAAAATGTGATCACTGGCACATATTACCCCGCCCTTGAGCCGATATGGAGTTGCCGTAAATCCGACAACCCGTAGCGATGGATTGGATTGGCGCATAGCCTCGATGATCATGTTGTACTGACCATCTTGACCGTGCGGGATTAGGTGCGCTTCGTCAACAAATATGTAGTCAATTACCCCGAACTGGTTGATTTTTTTTGCAATTGATTGCACGTTACCAACGATGATTTGGTTGTTTACGTCACGACGTTTGAGCCCCGCCGAATATACGCCGATCGGAAGTTCGGGCATAGTCGATACCAACCGATGGTATGTTTGCTCGACCAGTTCCCGAACGTGCGCCATGACCAGCACACGCGCGCCATCGGCTATAAGTTCTGCGCACAACATCGCCATAACCGGCGTTTTACCGCCGCCGGTAGGGATGACCACGCAAGGGTTAACATCCGCTCCATGGTCAATAAAGAATTGATGCACGCTATCGCATGCTGCCCGCTGATACGGTCTAAGTTCCATGTCATCCTCTTATCATCATTTCAGAATAATCAAACAGATGTTCCCGTAACATCTGGTATGCCCGACGCAACTTCACCTCGACGTTCTGACGGCTCATGCCGTGATCCGCGCCAATCTCTTTTGGTTGATAACCATCGAGCGTGGCATTGACAATAAACCGCCAATCCTTTGGTAATTTGTTAACAGCGCGCCGAACATCAGATACCACGCCATTGATGCTGTTTTCATCCTCATGAATCTTGTGGTTTTCATTCAGCTTACTCGTTACTGTGACAATGTATTTGAGTTTGCGCATTCTGATATGATGAAATTTTAAGCGCCGAACTATGTGGTATGCCCACGTTGAATATGCCGCAATTTCCGGATTATATTTGTGAATGCGTTTGATGATATTGAGCAAAACAATCTGCACCCAATCTTCTGGCGCTTCGTGTTTTGGGCGATAGATTAGCGCGGCCTTGCAGGTTATTCTTATTTGATCATCGGTCATGTCATGTCATCCAAAGCGATTAAAAACACGTCTGATCACATAGCTACGCAATAATGAGATCAGCGTGAAAACCAATCCTATCATCAGGTTTTTGTCCAGCGAAACATTAATTCCCATTATAGGGAAAACGATTAATTGCGTGAGAACCGCGCACCAATACCCGATCAGGATATTGGTGGCGGATTCAATGAGGCTAGTAAATTTACTCTGACTCATCGGAAGCAGCACATTCGATTAAATCTAATTCCGCATCGATGGAATCAAACAATCCTTTAGACTTTGTTTTTATTGCATTCTTCAAATTGGCGCATGCTTGTTTCCAATAAGATTCCTTGAGTTCAATTCCAATAAACTTACGATCCATTGACAAGCTCACATAACCTTCTGATCCAATGCCGCCAAATGGCGATAGAACAAGATCATTCGGATTGCTATACATTCGCAACGATCTCCTTATGACTTCAAGCTGCAATGGACAAATATGCCTTTCGTCATTGTCTTCGCGCGCGCTGGCCTTCTGTAGTGTGTTTGATGGATTAATGTCCATCCAAATAGGCGATGCGATTTTTTGCCATTCAAGAACGGGAAAATCTTTTGGATCATGTTCGACCGGATTAGCATTGATTCCTGGCTTTCTTAATGTCACTAGGTAATCTGGTATGCCCTGACGACTCATGCATGAGTCCTTCTTCAATTGTTTCCACAACAAACCAATAGCTTTGGTGCGCTGCATAGCAACCACGGGATCTTTCCATATGCAGACTTCCGAATGGTATACCCATCCTTCTTCAACGTGGATCCTAATTAATTCGCCTCGAAAATCACGCAAGCCAATCTCACCGTGAGATCCCTTGAACGATGGAAGATTCATGCAGTGGAAACTAGTCAATCGGCCTGGCTTAGTTACGCGGAATATTTCTTTAACTAGAAAACGATAATGAGACAAGAATTCATCATCGTTCTTTGTATTGCCCATATCACGAGTAGATGCGGAATACGTATATAGACTGGCAAACGGAGGGCTGTAAATTGAATAATCGATTGAATTTGAAGAAAGCGTTTTGGTTTCCTCGACGCAATCTCCTAATCGCATTTCCCAATTTTTATCGCCATCAAAGTCTGTTCTAAAATCCACTTGCAACCGATCCTTTCTATTAAGTTCAATCTCGGTAAATACGCTAGTCTCACGAATCATTTCCAGCGCCATTGCTTTGGCTTGCATGTCTTTTCTTTCAATGTTGGCAACCACATTGCCTTCAATGTCAGCGGCAACAAAATAAATGTGTACATCTCTTTTTTGGCCAAAGCGCCAACATCGGCGAATTGCTTGATAGACTTGCTCCCATGAGTCATTGAGACCAACAAAAACCATTCTGGCGCAGTGCTGCCAGTTCAAGCCAAAACCACACATCGATGGCTTACTAATCAAAACCTTGATCTTTCCATTTGCAAAATTGCGAAGGATCTCTTCTTTTCTTTCTTCCGTTTGATTGCCGCGCAACTCAACTGCGGATGGTATCGCCTTGGCAAGAGCTTCCGATTCGCCATTTAAATGGCACCATACAACCCACGTCTCATTAGGATTAGCGTTGACGATTTCTTTAGCTTTATCAACACGTTCGCTAGTAGTAATCCGTTTTGCCTTAAGTCGCTCTTGCAATGTTTGTGCCTCAAGAACAAACAATTCTCCAGGCATTTTCTGGTCGCTGGTAATCATTGCCAAATGCTGTTCTAATTTTGGCAAAACGTGCATTGATCCGTCATAACCTAAATCAGATGGCGACTGCAAAAGAACTGCCCATTCACATACCCATTTCCAAAAATGAGTACCAGCATGGCCCTTTAATCGCCATTTCTGAGTCTCCGCTCCATCATGCACAAAATATGTCGCAAGCATTTCGGCGCGCGAACAAACACCTAAGAATTCGGCATGCGACGCCAATTCCATCCAATCGTTTGGAGCAGGAGTGGCTGTTGATGCAAGGCGAAACTGAATTGATTGCGAAAAGTCAATCAATTCTTTTTTAGTACCTCCATCATGATGCTTAATGATTGATGATTCATCGAGCACAATACCGCCAAACATTCCACCATTTTGAAATCTAGTCAACTTGGCATAATTCGTGACATAGATAATTGGCTGATCGCATTCAATTGGAGAAGATGCGCGCCTTGCATGCAAGCCAAATCGTTCGGCTTCGGCAACAATTTGATCAGCTACTGCTAATGGAGCCAGAATCAAAACAGGCTTGCCAGTGTATTTTGCTACGGCATTAGCCCATACCAATTCCATAATTGTTTTGCCAAGTCCAGTACCGGCAAAAATACATGCTCGACCTTTGCGCAATGCCCATTTTATTATTGCTATTTGATAATCAAATAGCTCTTCAGGCATTTCTGATTCAGGTACTGATTCAAATTGAACTGACTTATGTTTACTAGCCAAGAATTCTGCATAATCCATATCTTATTCTTCTCCTCATTCCGCCACAATTAGCGGATGCAAACTCGAGGAATCGAACCTCGATGACTCATATTAGTTTTGAGCCTCCACCAGTATTCGCACAACAAAACTCCGTTGGCCATGGATGACAGTTCAGGGTTAACCTAAAATATTGAATTGAAACGATCAATCCAATGCCATGGCCAACGGAAAATCGGATAGTTACTTAGACCACTTGCCCTTGATTGGTGCAGTTGGTGCCGCTGGTGCTTTCGGCGGAAAATCAACCAGTTCAGGCTTTTGAACAGCGACTTGAACCGCTGGATAAAATCCCTTGACCACATTTGTTTCGCCGCCCGTATCGGCGCGCTTCTCGATGCGGATATCAATACTTAACGGGATATCCTGCAATTCGCTGGAATCCGATGGCGTCAACACGCCTACCGCCCGACAAATTGCGCTTAGTTCGGCCTTGGCGATCGATACCGCAATCGGGTTAGGGTTGTCGAGGTTAAGCCTAGACCAAACCTTTCGATCAGCATGCGGCCCTTGAATAATCGTAAATTCCAATTGGAGATATTCACCATTGCCAGACTTCGTTGGTTTGGTCTCTGTTTTTGAGATCACAACGTCGTATTTCCCTGTAGGGATTACGTCGCTGACGTTCTTGGCTGGCTCAATATCGCGTGCATTAAAACCTGAAAGATCCATGGCTTATCCTTTCGTAATTGCGTGACAAAAATCATTCCACGATAACGGTAGATCTACCGTTACCCCATATCGATTCTTGGCCAGGCACGCTGGCCCTCCGACAGTCCGAAGAATGCGTGCCCCGCCATCCGCACCAATCGAGCGAGCGATCGCCCTAGTGCGGCCAAAACCGGCCCCGTTATCGACCTCGACGCGCATACGTCGAGTCGCAAACAGTACCGCATCGGTCCACTCACATACAAGGCCGCAAGCGTGTTTGTGAAGACGTGGAGCGTACCTATCGTAAGGTGTTGACTCCGGATCCTCAAAACGCTCAACCTTTGCATGCGCTAGCAAAATTACGACCATATTGCGATCGTTGCGCAATACGTCAAGACTTGTTAACAACTCCCGCCATTTCGTAACAGCGAGCATGTATCCCTTGCCATATCCGCCGCCAGCTTTTTCGATGTTATCGACATTGTTTTCCGTGCAGACCTTGTCGAAAATCAGCCGTTCCAGCCAGTCGAGCGAATCAATCACAACTGTTTCGTAGTCGTGATCTAATGTGGATAATTGCTTCAGTGCTTTAACAACGTCATCGTATGACGTTGCGACCGGAAACTGCGCACAATCGATCTCACCAATACCATCCTCCGTAGGGATGAATATTGGCTCTGGACAACCAGCGGCAAAAGTGCTTTTGCCAATGCCTTCCGTGCCATAGATTAGCACGCGCGGCGGCTTGCCCGCTTTCCCTTTCGTTATGCCTGGTATCATCTCGTTTCCTCGTTGCGCCGAATTCTAACCGCTGGTCCAGCCAGCGCCCGAAAACTGGCATGAGATCCAGCGGCACTATCTAGGACGATCACGCACTCGTCCTCGCCATCGCCAAAAACGATCTCCTCATGTATCCGCATATGCTCGATCTCAGGTCCATTACCTTCATTAATCTCAACCACGGCCTTTCCGCCTGATGCGAATTTTAAGGTCAACGTGGTAACGTAATCCTCTTTGCCTTTCACAAAAATCACAAACGATTCACCGATTCGGCGATGAACTCGCAATCCCGGACGGAATGGTATGTCCGTCGTCATGTCATTTCCTCTCATCGTGTGATGGTCAAATTAATCTGACCATCGGTTGGACGGCTCATTGGAGCCGCAATTGTGACGGCTACGTGAGTAGCCTGGCATCCAGTCAGTAAACATGCCCCAACAATAATTATACGGATCATGAGACGATCACTCCATGAATGTAGGAACAGGCGGATCCAGTCTAATGTCGTGATCCGCTGGTTTTGTTTTCGGCAAATTGTTGCCGTTTAATGCAACCCAAATTCGCAATGCTTCGCCATCCAAATCGATCATCGCCCGCATTTCCGCCACAACGCGTAAAGCTTCGTCAAAGTCCTGGCATCTAGCGTTGCGAAAATTGCTGGCACGGTTGCGACAACCGACGCACGATAGACAATCATTTTGGATACTATCACCCAGTTCATTTTTGAGCGGGCATTTCGATCGGCAATCCAGATGAGAGTTGCGCATCGTGGATCGTTCCCGCATCCATACGTATTGCTGTTTGGTTTCAGCGTCAATATATGCTGTCAACGCATCTTGCAGGTCTTTTTGTGCGCTAATCAATTTGCGCGTTTGTCGGCAATCGTCGGCGCGTATTTCGTGGTCAAGATCGCGCGGGTTGAATTCACTGGCTGGATTATTCTGCATTATCCAAACTCCTTCTCTTAACGCATCGAATAAGGTCAAACATCGTTTCAAACATTTCGATATCAATCTCAACCGGATCGCTAAAATAACAGCAATCTTCGTTAACCTGCATGATGCGCTGCTGCGCAAATCCATTGTGCATTTTTATTTGAACGTGGTGCATTGATCGACCGGAAAAACTTTTCGGTTCTTGACCGTGCGATATGTCAACTTTCGCCGGTCCACTGGATACCGTGTTCCAGTCTCTTTTATTCGTGCGCATCATCATTTGATTCATCCTCCCGGCAATACCGCAGAAAAGCTAGAATCCTTGCGGCCGCAACTGCATCGGATAACTCTCTCTGGATCGTGTTAAGCGAGTACATTAACGCGCCGTCAGACTCGAGATATTGACCTCTTGTCAGATCAGCCAGGCTACGCGCGGATTGCGAAACCTCGGCTAGTTTCTGCTGGATCTGCATTTGTGCGTCGGCGCGCAAGTCAGCCAGAGTAACGGGTATCGGCATAATCATCTCCTATCGTCGTCGAGCGTGCCGTCGTGGCCAGCTCCAGTCCTGCACTCGATTGAAGTGCAGTGGTGGAGACGGTCAGAAACGCGGATGGCGGG